CGCACAACCTGAACGCCGAACAAGCGGTCATAGGCGGTCTGCTGCTGGACAACGGCGCGATTGACCGGATGGGCGACCTGAAGGCCGAAGCGTTTTACCGCGTCGAGAACCGCGATGCCTACGAGCAGATTACCCGGCTGCTGATGGCGGGCAAGCCTGCCGACGTGATTACCGTTTCGGACGCGCTGCGCCAGGCTGGTAGCGATGTCGGTTTGCCGTACCTGAACGAAATTGCCACGTCGGTGCCCAGCGCTGCGAACATCGGCCGCTACGCCGAAATCGTCCGCGAGAAGGCGCTGATGCGTGGCTTGCTGGCAGCTTCGATGAGGGTAGGCGACTTGGTGGCTGAAGGCGAGCAACCTGCCGCGCAATTGCTGGATGCCGCTCAAGCCGAGTTTGGCAAGCTGGCCGAGACCACTGTGCGCCGCGAGCCGGTGAGCATCCAGGAAGCCATGGGGCGGTACTTGGACGCGCTGGACAGTAGGTTTCACGGCGAGGGAAAGAACCCTGGCATCAAGACGGGCCTGGATGACCTGGACGAGATCCTGAATGGCGGCATTCGTCGAGGCGCGTTGGTCACCATCGGCGCCCGCCCCGGGATGGGTAAGTCGGCACTTGGCGAAACCATCGCCTGCAATGCATCGGAAGCTGGCTACTCGGTTTTCTTCTGGTCCGGGGAAATGCCGGAGTCGGAAGTGACCGAGCGGGCGGTGGCGAACTGGGGCCGTGTTCCGTCTACCGTTCTTGCGAATGCTGAGAAACGGATGACCCAGGAACACTGGGGAGGCGTCACAAGGGCCGTAGAACGCTCTGCAAGCGCAAAACTCTACGTGGACGACCAACCAGCCCTATCCCTGCTAGAAATCGTCACCAAGGCCCGCTACGTTAAGCGCAGGCATGGTCTTGATCTGGTGGTAGTCGACTACCTGCAGTTGATGGCAGGTGGAGAGGAAAAGCGCTACCAGCAGATCGAAGCGATCACCAAGGGCCTGAAGACGCTGGCCAAGACGCTGAACATCGCTGTCATCGCGCTTAGCCAGTTCAGCCGGGAAATCGAGAAGCGCCTTAACCCGCGCCCGAAATCGTCCGACTTCCGGGATGGTGGATCCATCGAACAAGACAGCGACATCCTGATCGGTCTGTACCGGGATGAGCAGGAAAACCCGGATTCGGATTTGAAGGGCTACGCCGAACTGCACGTCATGAAGAACCGGCAGGGCAAGAACGGGAAGATCAACCTTGCGTACTTGGGCGAGTTCATGCGGTTTGAAAACTTCATTGGGGTGGTGCCTGAACAACAGATCCGCCCGCCGATTCGTCGTAAGGGGTTCGACTGATGAGCGGATTCACCTACCAAGAGCGCAAGCAGTTGCGTGCCAAGTACGCCAGGTTGGCGCAAGAAGGCAGAGGCGCCTGGTTCCGTGGTGACCCATACGAGGTGTGGGATTGGGGCATGGCATTTACGCCAATTGAAGCAGCAGTGTGGAGCGACATTCGAGGCGCTGGCCTGGATCTGTGGCCCCAACTCCCTGTTGGTCGGTACTTCGTGGATTTTGGGAACCCGATTGCGCGCGTAGCCATTGAATGCGACGGGAAGGACTTCCACGACGAGCGACACGATTCTCTGCGGGATCTGGAGTTGTCGCGGAGTGGCTGGCGAGTTTGGCGCATTCCTGGCGGGGCTTGCCTGCAAGAGGCTAGGGACTGCCCGGAGTTGCGCCAAGTATTGGAAGAAGTTGGGACGGCATTGGAGTACGTGGCCAAGCGGCCTTTCACTGAGGACAAATCATGACCAAGCGGAAAGATGCAAAGGCGCTGACACTCGCAGCATTGCGCCAGAAGGACAACCAAACTATCGCTGACATAGCGGAGATGACGCATATCAGCAGGGAGGCGGTACGGCTTGCGCTGCGCAGGCTCGTCGCTCACGGGTACGCGCACAAAACGCACGAGGTACGCAAGTTCACGAACTACGAAAGCCACATCTTCGCGCTGGGGAGCGGGGAGCCTGAGGACGAGCCGGAAGAGCCGATCATGCACGTTCGGGAGCGCACGAAGGCCATCGAAGATACGGCCAGGACCATCCAAGGCCTACGCTCTCAATTCATTCCGGGCCTATTTGATCCCTTCCGCGTGCTGCGGGCGCAGGTAGGTGCGGCATGAAGCAAATGGACGTAGCACTGGATCCAATGGCTGGCACGTCGCGGCGCGTGGTGGGCACGCTCGCCATAGATCCGGGGCCGACTGAATCCGGCTGGTGCGTGATGTTGGGAGGAGACCTGATTCATTCGGGGGTGATGCCCAACCAGGAATTGCTGGAATACATCCAACGAAAGCACTTCGAGATCAATCGGCAGCAGCTCGCTATCGAGATGATTGCCAGCTACGGAATGGCGGTCGGGCGCGAGGTGTTCGAAACGTGCCTTTGGGTCGGGAGATTCGTCCAGGCTTGGCACGATCCGGAATCCGTGCGCCTCGTGTATTGCAAGGACGTGAAGATGCATCTTTGCGGAACCACCAAGGCGAAAGACGCCAACGTCCGCCAAGCCATCATCGATCTGTATCCCGCATCTGGTGGAGGTGCTACGCCCCAAATCGGCATCAAAACCAAACCTGGGCCTCTGTATGGGGTTTCCAGCCACGCATGGCCCGCTATTGGCGTGGCCCTCACAGTTCAAGCCCAAGGAATGCAAGCATGAAACAAGGCGTCCCACCCAGCGATATCAAGCCCATCCAGGCCCGTCCCTACACCCTAAGCATGCAAATGCGCCAGATAGCAGAGAGAGCCAAGTACCAGCCCAGGCTGGCTACGATGTCGAGCAACGTGTCTAACTTCCGGCATATGGGGGAGTGATGCGTACCAACCTGGAAATCCTGCTGTCCGACTGGGGCCATCGCCAAGACATCCGCAAGGATCGTGCGTTGGGCTACCCCACCGCCGCCGCATTCTCCAAAGAGCGCGTAGACCACGACGGATGGGGATACAGCGGTCCGGAGGCATGTGCAGCGGATGGGGACATGCTGCGCATCGACGACGCCATCAATCATCTGCACCCAGACATGCGCGTGGTCATCACTGCTCACTATGTGTGGGCTGGGCCAGTCAAGACGAAAGCAGATCGGCTGCGGATAGAGAAGCGCGTGTACTACTTCGCTCTGGAGCATGCGCACAAACAACTGTCGCAGGCTATGGGGGGTGTGTACACAACGGGATACGAGCCTAAATTGTGTACACACCTTGAGCAAGTGTGTACATGAAAGTAGAGTGATATGTGCAGGCTGTGTAGCTGTCACTACAGAGTTTGCACCTACGCCCTCCGCGAGAAATCGCCGGGGGCTTTTTCATTTCCGCGAGTATCAGACTGCCGCCTCGGGAACGCGCTTCAACCCCCCCATGGTCACTGTCCCAAGGCGCATACCTTGCAGGCGGCAGCCTAATACTCGCGCTATAGCGAGGCAACCATGAGCAAACCTGATGGATGCACTGCAGAACTCTTGCCTGGGATGATTGAAGGGCATGACTATTTCGTAGTGCGCGGTGAAGACATGCCGGACGGCATGATCGCAGTAGTAATGAAGCCTGCTGGAAAGTACACGGCCAGCGATGCAATCGAGGCAGCGCGGAGGCTTTATGGCCGCCCGTCTTAACAAACGCCACCAGGATTTCGTACGCGACAAAATCCAGGCCAGTCAGCTTATCAATGTGCTGCAAAATCATGCACTTGGGCTGACTGAGACGGAATTGACACCTACTCGCCTGAAGGCGATTGAGATCCTGCTCAAGAAGAGCGTGCCTGACCTTAGCCAAGTGGCGCACACGGGTGAGGAGGGCGGTCCTGTCGAGACCATCACGCGCATTGAATTGGCGGCGATGGGTGACAACGGTACGGATTGAACTCCCCAAGAAGCTGATCCCTGTCTTCCAGGGTGAGGCCGACGTTAGGGGGGCATACGGTGGGCGAGGGTCAGCAAAGACCCGCAGCTTTGCCAAGATGGTTGCTGTGCGTGGCTACATGTACGGCAAGATGGGACTGAGGGGGCAGCTGTTATGTGCCCGTCAGTTCATGAACTCGCTTGAGGACTCCAGCCTGGAGGAATGCAAGCGGGCCATCGAAGACGAGCCATGGCTTGCCGCGTATTACGAGATAGGCGAGAAGTATATCAAGTCCAGGGACGGGCGCATCAACTTTTCGTTTGCTGGGCTGGATCGCAATATCTCCAGCGTGAAGTCCAAGGGCCGCATTCTCCTATGCTGGGTGGATGAGTCAGAGGACGTCAGCGATTACTCGTGGATGGTCCTGATCCCCACGCTGCGTGAAGAGGGAGAAGACTGGAACGCTGAGCTTTGGGTGACATGGAACCCACGGCGCAAGGGCAGCCCGACCGATATCCGTTTCCGCAAGACCAAGGATGCGCGATACAAGGTCGTGCAGCTGAATTGGCGAGACAACCCTAAGTTCCCTGCAAAGCTTGAGCGTGAACGCCTACGGGATCTGGAGAACAGGCCAGACGAATACGACCACATCTGGGAAGGAGCCTACGGCAACCTGGCTGGGTCGATCCTCGGTAAGTGGGTAGGGCAGGCAGAGCGGGAAGGGCGGGTGTCGGATGACATCGTGTTTGATCCCCAGGGCGCGCCAATCGAGGTATCGAGCGATCTTGGTTTCAGGGATACAGCGTCGTGGTGGTACTGGCAGCGCCTGCCGGGTGGGTTCAACCTGCTGAAGTACGAGGGTGACTCAGGACTGGATGCTGACGACTGGATCCCAAGGATTCAGGAGAGCGTGCTAGACCTGGGCGCCTCTGGAGTGGGGAAGATATGGCTACCCCATGATGCTCGCGCAAAGACATTCCAGAGCAAGCACACGACGATAGAGAAATTCCTGGCTGGATTTGGTGCGGGGAAGGTCGCTGTGGTGCCACAGACGCGAAAATCGGACCAGGTTAGCGCGGCGCGAGCGGTGCTACCTAAGTGCGCCTTCAACAAGGATCTATGCGAGTCGGGCTTAGACGGCCTGCGAGCATGGGAGTTTGAATACAACGAGGACACGGGTGTTTTCTCCCGTGAGCCTATCCACAACTGGGCCTCTCACCCGTCCGATGCGTTCGCATACGGCGCACAGGTGATGGCAGAAGCCAAAGAACCTGAGAAAGAAGAATCCGCCAAGTACCCGGTCAAGGGTGTTGGCGGTCGCATCGTCACGGCCACGCTAGACGAGCTTTGGGCGCAGACGCCCGCCCGGACCGAAAGGATTTGAAATGGCGCTATTCCCTGTAGTGGACGGAAAGGTCAAGTTTGGGTGGACTGACCAACCTACGCGTGTTGGCCACAACGGCTTTATCCAAGAGGGTGACGCAGCATTTGCGGCCAACCTGCCGGTCATGGCCGATTACGACATGACGATTGTTCGCTTCTCCCAGGCGGTGCCGACTGACGGCAATGGTTCTGTCGTGCTTACGGACGCTACTGCAGGCCTTCCTGATGGCACTCAGTGGTGCAATGGCCTGCCGATCCATACGAAGGGCCTGTGCACGTCCACGGCTCCTGTAGCCACGTACAGCAATGGCATCCCCATGTCGCAACTCGGGGGCATCTGTGTCTGAGCAAGTGGAGAAGGCCGCCGAATCCACGGTTGATATCGCCCGGCGCTGGCGGATCGAGCTTGACCTAGCCAAGCGTGGCGACGAGAAGTGGATAAATCGCGGTAAGAAGATCGTCAAGCGCTATCGGGATGAGCGCGCCGGCACGACTGGCGGCAATCGCTACAACATCCTCTGGTCGAACGTGCAGACGATCCTGCCAGCCATCTACGCCAAAGCTCCGAAGGCTGAGGCTGTGCGGCGGAACAAGGACAACGATCCGGCTGCCCGGTGCGCTGCCGAGATCCTTGAGCGCGCGTTGCAGTACGAGATCGACCATTACCCCGACTTCGACGAAGCCATGCGCAACGCAGTGCAGGATCGTCTATTGCCGGGCCGTGGTGTGGCGTGGGTTCGCTACGAGCAGAAAGAAATCGCGGTAGCAGAGGGCGCGGAGCCTTCTCAGTACGAGGTCAAGGACTGCTCGGCGGTGGATTATGTGTACTGGGAAGACTTTCGCTGCTCCCCGGCGCGAGTGTGGGGTGAAGTGACGTGGGTGGCTCGGCGTGTGTACATGGCCCGTGACGAGGTGAAGGCGCGTTTTGGCGACTTCCTTGCACAACAGGGTAAGCGCGCTGCCGACGTTCCGCTGACCCATGTCCCCATTGGTCTGGACCAGATGAAGGACCAGGGCGCAACGTATGGCGACACCGAAGCCATGAAGAAGGCCGAGGTGTGGGAACTATGGGACAAGAAGACAAAGGCCGTCTATTGGACTGCCACGGGCTTTGATGACCTGCTGGATGTTCGTGAAGACCCTTACGGGCTTGACGAATTCTGGCCGTGTCCGAAACCGCTGTTTGCCACGCAGACGAGCGACACGCTGGCGCCAGTTCCTGATTACGCTCTATACCAGGACCAAGCGAGCGAACTGGACATGCTGACTCAGCGCATCGGGCGCCTGACGCAGGCTGTCAAGGTGGTTGGCGTGTATGACGCGAGCGCAACCGGTGTCCAGCGAATGCTGCAAGAAGGCGTGGACAACACTCTTATCCCGGTGGATACCTGGGCGGCATTCGCTGAGAAAGGCGGCATCAAGGGCACCGTTGACTGGCTGCCTCTGGATCAGGTCATCAAGGCGCTGAACGAGTGCTACATGGCGCGGGAGCAGTGCAAGCAGGTTATCTATGAGATTACTGGCATCTCCGACATCATCCGGGGGGCCACTGAAGCGAGCGAGACGGCGACGGCGCAGAACATCAAGCGCCAGTTTGGGTCACTTCGCCTGCGTCCTCGTCAGCAGGACGTGGCCATGTTCGCCAGCGAGATCCTGCGAATCAAAGCGCAGCTGATGATGGACATCTACAGTCCAGAATCGCTGATTGCCATGTCCGGGATCATGGATACGTATGACGCACAGTACGTGCAGCAGGCGATCATGCTGATGAAGTCTGAGCCGATGCGCGCTTACCGCGTAGAAGTGGCTGCAGATTCGTTGATTGAGCTGGATCAGGAGCAAGAGAAGGCATCGCGCACCGAGTTCCTGGGCGCTGCTAGCAACTTCCTGCGCCAAGCGGTCCCAGCTGCCCAGCAATCGCCAGAAATGGCCCCGCTCTTGGGCGAAATGCTCATGTTTGGCGTGCGGGCATTCAAGGGCGGTCGTGAGATGGAGGCGGCGTTCCAGAAGTTTGTCGACCAGATGAGCCAGCCCAAGCCGCAGCAGCCTGACCCGGAACAGATGAAGATCCAGGCCGAGGCCCAGCAGAAGCAAATGCAGATGCAGGCGGATATGCAGATCGAGCAAGCCAAGCTAGCTGCGCAGACCGAAGCCGACCGGGCCAAGCTCATGGCAGAAATGCAGGTTGAGCAGGCGCGCATGAACATGCAGGCCCAGGTAGACATTAATCGCCAGCGCGCTGAGGCTGAGCAACACGCCATGAAGATCCGCCAGGAAGCGGAGTTGCAGGCGCTCAAGGACCAGATGGCCCAGCAGCAGGCCATGCACGACATGGCATTCGCGCGCTGGAAGGCTGAGCTTGATGCTGCTACCAAGATCGAGGTCGCGAACATCGGTGCCAAGGCCAAGGTTGACAACGAGGCTACTCAGGCAGCAACGAGGGAGATCAAGTCCGAGGTGACGCAGTGAGAACGCGCTACATCCAGGATCCGGTGACGCTCAAGCTTGTCCCCGCCGAGGAATATGAATGCCAAAGACCAGCTGGCCCAATGGTGATGGGTGACATCCAGCCGTATAAGTCCATGGCGACGGGCGAAATGATCATGGGGCGCCGCCAGCACCGCGAACATCTGCGGGAGCATCGTTTGATCGAGATCGGCAACGAGAGGCCGGTCCAGCGCAGTGCAGGGCCAGACCCGAGTATCCGAAAAACCCTAGTAGATGCCGTTCGGCGCTACAGCTAACCAACCGCCTCCGGGCGGTTTTTTATTGCCCCAAGGAAATCCATGGAAAACCCACCGGACGACCTGCACAGCGCACTGAACGACGCGTTTACGCAGGCTGAAGCACAAGATAAGCCTGTTGAGGCGGTCGTAGAGAGGCCCGCTGATGACCGCGTGCGGGATGAGGCAGGGCGGTTTGCCGCGAAGGCTGAGCCGGTTGAGCCGGCCGCGCCTATCGAGGCTGCTCAGCCCAATGTGGAGGTCGCCCCGCCTCGCAAGGCGCCGTCCAGTTGGAAGCCTGATGCGCAGGCTGCATACCTCAAGGCAGAAGCGGGCGAGCCGCTGACGCCTGCCGAGGTGAAACTTCTGACGGAAGAGGCCAACCGGCGCGAAAGTGATTACCACAAGGGCATTGAGCAATACAAGACGCATGCTCATGAAGCGCAGGCGTACCAGCGCGTGGTCGAGCCGTACATGCAGACGATCCGTAGCCTGGGCGTGGATGCCCCTACGGCGATTGCCAAGCTGTTCCAGGCTGATCATACGTTGCGCTACTCGGACCCGGCCACGAAGGCTCGGTTCCTGGGGCAACTGGCGCAGGAATACGGGGTGGATATCGGTCAGGTCGTGAATGCGCCGCCGGTCGATCCGAACATGCAGTACCTGCAGCAACAGTTGCAGCAGCAACAGCAACAGATTCAGCAGTTCCACCAACAGCAGGAGATGCGCGAACAGGCCGGGTTTCAGTCTGAAATCCAGCGGTTCGCGGCTGATCCTGCCCACACCCATTTTGAGGCGGTCAAAGAGGAGATGGCGCTTTTGCTGCAAACCGGCAAAGCCCAAGACCTCAAGTCCGCTTACGACACGGCTGTATGGATGCGTGCCGACATCAGGCAATCCCTGGTTGAGCAGCAACGCGCCGAGGCCCAACGCGCAGCAACTGAACAAGCCCAAGCCACGCGAGCGAAATCCGCCGCAGTGAGCGTGAAGGGTAGTTCTCCCGCTGGTGCTGGGGTTCAGCCCGTTAAGGGGTCGCTCCGAGAGCAATTGGACGCGGCTTTTTCCGAAGCTACTTGATTAGGACATCATCATGCCTACTTTCGCCAACCTGAGCGATATCATCGCCACCACGATCCAGAGTCGCTCTGGCGTGCTGGCGGACAGCGTTACCAACAACAACGCCCTCCTGTACCGCCTTCGCCAGCGCGGTAACGTCAAGCCCGTCTCGGGCGGCAACGTGATCTTGCAGGAGCTGATGTACAACGACCCGAACACGATGAACGCCGGTTCGTACTCCGGCTACGACGTGATCGACATCACTCCGAACAGCCCCATTTCGGCGGCTCAGTACGACCTGAAGCAGTACGCGGCCGCTGTGACCATCTCGGGCCTGGAACAACTCCAGAACTCGGGCAAAGAGCAGATCATCGACCTGCTGGAAAGTCGTATCCAGGTCGCCGAGGCTCAGCTGATGAACCAGATCAGCGCTGGCATCTACTCGGACGGCACGGGCAACGGCGGCAAGAACATCACGGGTCTGCAGGCTGCCATCTCTACGTCCCCGGCGACGGGTACGTATGGTGGTATCAACCGGGCTACGTGGTCGTTCTGGCGCAACGTGGCCTTCTCCGCTGTGACCAACGGCGGCGCCGCTGTCACGTCGGCCAACATCCAGTCGTACATGAACCGCGTTGCGGTTCAACTGGTTCGCGGCACCGACCGTCCCGACATGATCGTGGCGGACAACAACTACTACCGCGCTTACCTGGAATCGCTCCAGGCAATCCAGCGCGTGACTTCGGAAGACAGCGCGGCTGCTGGTTTCACGTCCCTGAAGTACCTGGGCGCGGGCTTGAACTGCGATGTGTTCCTGGACGGCGGCATTGGCGGGGCGATCCCGACCAACACGATGTACTTCATCAACACGAAGTACCTGTTCTTCCGCCCGCACCGTGACCGCAACTTCGTTCCCATCGGCGGCGACCGTCAATCGGTCAACCAGGATGCTCTGGTTCGTCTGATCGGCTGGGCCGGCAATCTCACCACCTCTGGCGCCCAGTTCCAGGGCGTTCTGACCGCCTAAGGAGAAAGAAATGGCTGCTCCGTTTACTACTACCCCCAAGGTTGGGGTGGATCTCAACACGATCTACCTCGCCGCCGACATCGCGAACGGCATTTCTCGTCCGAAGTTGGGCGACCAGGTCTGGACGACTGACGGCAAGCGCTCAGTGTTTGCCCAGGCTAACGCCAGCATCCCGGCCAGCACGGCCGTGTGCACAGTCAACGCGACGACGTTCCTGGCTACGGCTTCGGGCGGCGCTTACCTGTCGCCTGCATTCGCCATGAACACGGGCGACCAGGCCTGGTTTGACGCCGCTTCGGTCTAAGGGGAAGCATATGCCCGCTATCCCTACCCGACTGATGGGAACGGGCAGTTCCTGGCCTTCTGCGTTGGCGATCTGCGGCGGTGTGGCTAATACCCTCACCGCTGCCGGTACGACCAACGCGAATGCCTTGGGGCTGTCCGCCGAAATCAACGTTGTCACCACCACCGCAGCCAGCACGGGCGTTCGCCTGATGCCGGTAGAGGTCGGCGCGTCCGTCCTCGTTGCTAACCAGGGCGCGAATGCCCTACTGGTCTATCCCGGTACGGGCGTGCAGATCGACGCCTTGACCGCGACGACTGGCGGGTTTTCTGTCCCTGCTGGCAAGAGCGCCACGTTCTATGGCGTTTCCAGTACCCAGTGGATTTCCCAACTGGGCGCGTAACCAGGGAGGGGCTACGGCCCCTTTCTCTTTTCTCCATCTGAGGCAAACCCTCAAGGAAAACACATGAACCCCATCCAAGAAGACCAAATGTTTGTCGAGTTCTATTCGGACGCCGTGGAATTGACCCACGAAACCGAGAAGGCAGGCCACCCGATTTACGCAGAAATGGCACACGTGAAGATCATGATTCCTGGTGATCCGCACAACATCATTGAGCGTAGGGCCACGGACGCCGACAAGCAGAAGTATCCGAAGGCATGGGCGCGCTTTGAGCGTATGGAAGCGGCGGGCCAGGAAGGCATGCCGTTGGAACAGTGGCCGCAGATCAATCGTGCCCAAGTCAAGGAAGCGAAGTACTTCGAGGTTCACACCGTGGAAGCGATGTCGGGCCTTTCGGACTCGCATTGCGCCAAGATGGGTATGGGTTTCACCGAACTGCGCACGAAGGCTAAGGCCTATCTGACGGCGGCCAAGGACACAGCTGCGGCGACGGCTCAAGCGGTCGAGAACGAGCAACTGAAATCCATGATTGCCGATCTGCAGGCCCAGATCAAAGAAATCGGCAAGCGCGGCCCTGGTCGTCCGCCGAAGGAAACCGCTGAGGCATGAATATGACCCTCCTTCAACTGATCCGGCAGGCGTGCCAGGAAATGGCTTTAGGCGTCCCGACTGCTGTAGTGTCGTCGCAAGACCCTCAGGTCATCCAGATGTACGCGCTGCTGAATCGGTTTGGGGGGGATCTTTGCCGCCAGGATGATTGGAGACGCCTAGATCGGGAGCACATCCTGATTACCGTGGCGCAGACGATCAGCACCACGATGACGCTGGATAGCGCTGTGCTGACGGTTCCGTCGACCGCAGGGCTTTCGGTCAACTGGGGCATCGACGGGACCGGCATCCAGCCTTTCGCGCAAATCGTATCCATTGACTCACCTACCCAAGTGACGATGAACATGCCTGCGCTTGAAACAGGCACGTTTGACCTGAATTTTGCTCAGGTGCAGTACCCGTTACCGTCCGACTGGAAGAAGCAGATCCCGCAGACCGAGTGGGACCGTACCAACCGATGGCCGTTGCTAGGTCCGCAATCCGCGCAGGGCTGGCAATCGTTCAAGTCCGGTATTGTCTACGCTGGCCCGCGTGAGCGATTCCGCCTTCTGGGAAACACCATTGCGCTTAATCCGCCGCCTCCTAATGGCCTGGTGCTGGCATTCGAATACATCAGCAACGCCTTCGTGGTGGCTGCGGATGGTACGACTCATAAGTCATCGTTCACCGCAGACGACGATACGTGCCTCTTTGACGATTCGCTGATGGTGGAGGGCCTTAAGGTCGCGTTCAAGCAGGCCAAGGGGCTGGATGTCTCGTTTGAGCTTTCGCGCTTCAACATTCTGCTTGAACAGTGCAAAGCGCAGGATCGATCCGCGCCGAAGCTCAATCTTTCGCCAGCGGATATTTCGATTCTCCTGACGACGCAAAATATCCCGGACGGGAATTGGCCGGGCAACTGACATGTTGAATCGTCGGATTGGATACCAGACGGCCGGTTCGGTGCCCCTGCCGGCCCCGGTTGGGGGCTTGAACGACCGAGACCCGTTAGCGGCGATGCCGGTAACCGATGCGGTCATCCTCGAAAACTGGTGGCCGCTGCCATCCCGCCTTCGCGTTCGGAATGGTTATTCGCCTTGGGCAACGGGGTTCTCTACTGCCGTAGAGACTATTGTCGAGTATTCACCTCCTAACGGCCTGAATCGCCTGTTCGCAGCTTCAGGAGGTTCGATCTTCGATATCACAACGGCGGGGCCTATTGGTACGCCTGTCGTTACGGGGAAAACCAACAATCGCTGGCAAGAAGTGTCTGCTTCAACGCCCGGCGGAAATTTCTTGTACCTCTTTAACGGTCAAGACGAACCGCAGCTCTACAACGGCACGACATGGCAGGCAGTGAATGCCGGCTCTAGCCCGATTGCCATCACTGGTATTGCGACAACGTCGCTTGTACAAGGATGCGTATTCAAGAACCGCCTGTTCATGACTGAGCGCGATTCGATGCGGGTATGGTATCTGCCGGTAGCGAGCGTGGGAGGCGCAGCGCAAAGCATCGATTTTGGTGCGATTTTCCAGCGCGGCGGCTGGGTTGTCGGTATGTACACCTGGACAATCGACGCAGGCAGTGGTGCAGATGACCACGCCGTATTTCTTTCAAGTAACGGTGAAGTCGCCGTGTATTCGGGCACGGACCCGTCCAGCGCCTCGGCGTGGTCGCTGATAGGCTTGTTCTATCTTGGGGTTCCTATTGGCCGCCGATGCGCAGTCAAATACGGCGGCGATCTTTTGATCATGTGTGAGCGTGGGGTGATGCCTCTGGGGAAGTCTCTTCTCTCCAGTTCGGTTGACCGGCGCGCGGCTATCTCTGACAAGATCCAGAACAGTGTCAATGATGCGGTGGCGGCTTACCGCAACAACTTTGGATGGGAGCTGTGCGTCTTCCCAGAGCAAAACGCGCTGCTGCTGAACGTGCCGCAGGGGATGGGTTCGAACTTTCAGTTCGCCATGAACAGTCTCACGGGCGCATGGGCGAAATTTACTGGATGGTCGGCAAACACTATCAAGAATACGTCACTCGGGTTGTATTTCGGGGATGCGACCACGGTAAAGCGTGCCTGGGTTGGAAACGTTGATGGCACGGCGATGATCGTTGCGGATGGCCTTCAGTCGTTCCAGGACTTCGGCACGCAGGCGAAGAACAAATATTTCACGATGGTGCGGCCTTATATCCAATCAAACGGGCGCCCATCTATTCTCTATGGCATCAACGGAGACTACCTGCCGTCCGCCCCGGTTGGTGTCCTGACCTACTCGCCGCCTGGTGGAATGGTCTGGGGTTCGATGGTCTGGGGTTCGATGGTCTGGGGGGGGGCGTTCCAACAATTGTCGAATTGGAACACTGTCGGAGGTATTTACCAGTCGGCAGCTCTTCGGTTGATCGTACAGAGCAACTCGTCCGATGTTGAATGGGCCTCCACCAGCTTTGTATTCCAGCCAGGGGGGCTGCTTTGAAGATTTACACCCTGGACAACTACACCTGGGTGACGTTTGACGAAGACGTGGTGGGGCCGTGGGTCTGCGAAAGAGCGGGTGGCCAGTATCAGCCGGGCCGGTTCAAGGCCATCGGCCGTGTCAAGGACGGAAATCTGATCGCCGGGGTGCTGTACGAGGATACGAACGGGGTGAATGTGTTCTGTCATATCGCTGGTGAAGGACGTTGGGCAAATAGGCACTTCCTATGGTTGATCTTTCACTACCCCTTCATCCAACTCGGGCTGAACAGAATTACGACGGTGATTGAACCTCAAAACACGATTAGCCAGGAGTTCACGCAGCGCCTTGGCTTTGAAGTCGAAGCGAAGTTGAAGGACTCACACCCTGCGGGGGACTTGTGGGTACTGCGTATGTTCAAACGTGATTGCCGCTGGCTGGAAAAGAAATCATGAGATATTCGTCGCACGACATCCCTGACCTGCCAATGCAGGCATTCCAACGTGGCGCTGGGCGCGCAATCAAGCCGCAAGGTGGTGGTAAGGGGGGAAGTGCGCCCAAGACGCCTGATTACATGGCTCTTGCAGACAAAGACGCAGCATCAAACATGGCGATGGCCAAGTATGCCACGCAAGCGAACCGCGTGAATCAGGTTACACCGTATGGAAGCCTGACATGGAATAACAATCGCTCGTTCGATCAGGCTGGCTATGACGCAGCGATGGCGGCATATAACCAAAGCCTGGCGAACCAAGGTTCAAGTGGCGGTCGATGGGTTGAAAATCCGGGGAGCTATGGCTACGCCGGGAATGATGGGCCGGCATCTAATCGCCAGTGGGTTCCTGATAGCTCGTCATCGGGTCGTAGCGGTTCACTTACTGCTCCGGATATCAATAATTTCTATTCTGGCGGCGACGACTGGACGCAAACCATATCGCTATCGCCTGAGATGCAGGCGATCTATGACCAGCAGATGAAGCTGTCGCAGGGCCTTTTTGGCTCTCAAGACGCGGCCCTGGGCCGCGTCCAGCAAACGATGGCAAATGGGTTTGATACCTCTAAATTGCCCGCCTGGGGAACAGCGCTAGACGCTAATTCGTTGCCTGGGATGGGTTCGGTATATGACCCTACGCAAGCGACCAATACGGCGACCGAAGCACTTTTGTCTCGGATCAACCCGGAGCTTGACCGTCAGTCCGAGTCGTTGCGCACGCAGTTGGCAAACCAAGGCATTGCGCAAGGTTCGGCGGCATGGAACAACGCTATGGGGTCGTTTGGGCAGCAGCGCAATGATGCTGTGACGCAAGCGGGCCTGCAAGGCATCACGTTGGGCATGCAGCAACAAGGCCAGACTTACGGGCAGCAGACTCAGAATCGGCAATTGGCGGCGGCGCTCCAGGCTCAGCAATTTGGGCAGCAAAACGCACTACGCGGTGGTTCCATGCAGGAGCAGGCCTATTTGCGCAGCCTTCCGCTCAATGAGCTTAACGCGCTGCGGTCTGGCTCTCAGCTTGAAATGCCGCAATTTCCTGGTTATGCACAACAAGCTACCACTGGCGGGACGGACTATACCGGTGCGGCTCAGAATACTTACCAATCGCAGATGGCAGCTAACAATGCCAGCGCAGCGGGCCAATCCAACATGATGAGCGGACTATTCGGCCTCGGCCAGATGGGTCTATCGGCCTACGGAATGGGCATGTTCTCTGATCGGCGCTTGAAAAAGAACATTCAGCATGTCGGCAAAGCGAATAACGGCCTTAACGTCTATGCCTATCAGTACATTTGGGGCGGACCGTCGATGCTTGGTTACATGGCCGATGAGGTTGAGAAGGTGGCCCCGGATGCCGTCGTCACAGTTGGCGGATTGAAGATGGTCAATTACGAGGCGGTGTGACATGGGCCTAGGCGGAATGTTCGGAAGCGGCGACCACTCGTCAGTACTGGGGAAGCTTGGCGGAAAGATTCAGAAATTCACGGATCCTATCGCCATGATTCCAGGTGTCGGCGATAAGTGGGTGGATCTGACCAGCAACAAGATCCCCACGGCTACTAATCGTGTCCTGTCCAAGGTAATGACGCCTTTTGACCGGATCGACGAGACGATTAACCCGGTTCGAAAGATTCCGATTGTTGACCAGATCGGGGATGCGGTACGGGATAAGCCGGGCGATGCAATCGGGCTGGCCATTGGTAGCTACTTTGCTGCTCCGGCGATTGCCGGTGCTATGGGTGGGGCTGGAGGCGGTGCTGCTGGGGGAGCGGGAAGCATTGGTGGTGGCGCTGGTGGCGGGTTGAGTGGATTGAGTGTTTCTCCGAGCTTCGTGTCTGGTGGCACGGCAATGGGAAACCTGGGTGGTGCTGGGGGTAGCTTGGGGTCTTTTATGGGCGGGGGTTCAGGCGCTGCGGCTGGTGGCGGGTTAAACGCGCTATCAGTATCTCCTTACTACCAATCTGGGGGAAGCTACACGGGCAATTTGTCCGGGATGAGTCCACAAGGTAGCAACTGGTTGGATATGGCGCAGCAGTTTATGGGCCGGCAAAGCAACCAGCAACAGCAACAGTCACAGCAGTCCAGGAAGAGTACCGGGATTGAAGAAGTGGTTGCGCGAAATCAGGCTAAACGTCAGGCCCAAGCAATGTCACTCTTGCAGTTCAATAATGCTGAGGCCCAGGCTGCGCAACAGAGAGACGGTTATAACCAGCGCCTAGCGGCACAGCTACGGGGTTATTAAATGGTACAGCGGAATACCGGTATGGGGCAGAACATGGGCTTCGGCTCGCCCATGATGGCGCCTGACATTGCGCAGAAGCAATACCAGCTTGCTCAGCGCCAGGCCTATGCTCAGGCGCTCATGCAGCAATCGCAAGAGCCGTTGCAGGGTCAGATGGTGGGCGGTCAATATATCGCACCGTCCTGGACTCAAGGGCTAGCCAAGGCGCTGGGAGCGTACCTAGGCGCTAAGTCGATGGCCGATATGCCGCAGCAGCAGATGGAATTGCAGCAACTCCAAAACCAGCGTTTGGCGGGTCAGTTCGGGCTGGGGCAGCCTTCTGCACCTCAGGATGTTCAGAGCATGCCTGTGGGGCAAGCGTCTAATCAGCCTACGATGCCGCTACTTCCTGGGCGTTCTGCGCAAGAATCGTTCACTATCGCCCAAGGGATGGGCCTTCCTGCTTATCTCAAGATGGTGGGCGAACAGGGCAACCAGCGACCGGTGGCGGTTGCGCCTGGCGGAACCCTTGTGGATCCGCGCACGAACCAGCCGGTATTCACGGCGGCGCAAAATGGCATTCAGACCACGTATGGTCCCGGAGGCGCTCAATCTCAAGCTGTGCCAGGCTATGGCGATGCCAATGCTGCCATCCAAGGCGCCGAAGCGGGGGCTATCGCAGCTGCCCGACATCCGTATGAGATCGCGCAGAATCGTGATTCCCAGACTACTGGTGCCATGTTGGATCTAGTGGATGTTCCTGATGGCCGAGGGGGCATGATCAGGATGCCGCGTGCGCAGGCGGCGCAGATGCTTGGTGGGCAGCCCCAGGCAGCCGCCCAAGGCACCGCTCAGGCTGCGCTCGGGACGACTGTCAGCCCTCGCGTACAGGAAGCGCGGCAAATGCTACCCAAGGTCGATAACCAAGTCTCTACGATGGTCAATACCATTGATCAGATCCTGAACCACAAAGGCCTTGATTACTCGGTTGGAGTGTGGGGTAAAGCCCCGACGGTGCCTGGCACTCCTCAGGCGGATGTACGAGCACTGCAAGACCAGATTCAGGGGCAGGCATTCTTGCAAGCGTTCGAAAGCCTCAAGGGCGGTGGAGCTATTACGGAAGTGGAAGGTAAGAAGGCTGAGCAAGCAATTGGGCGCCTCCAATCCACGCAGTCCCCAGCCGCTTATCGGGAATCGCTCAAGGAACTTCGTGGGATGCTGCAGGCAGCGCAAGAGCGGGCCTACAAGTCTGCCGACATGTCGCGCCCTGGCGCCGCGCCGGCATCGGGCGTGGCTGCACCGAGAAGCGCGCAAGATTTCCAGTTGTTGCCGTCGGGAACGCTGTTTCGTGCCCCTGATGGTTCTATTCGGAGGAAGCCGTAATGGCCTCTCAATGGTGGGAATCGGCGCCTAAGGTTGATCCATTTGAGGCCGCACTGACGCTTGAAGGTCTGGACCCTACGCGGGCTGCTATTGCGCGCTCGATCTACCAGCAGGAATCTGGTTCTGGACGGAACACGGCCACCTCAAATGCCGGCGCGGTAGGAGGAATGCAGATTATCCCCGCCACGTTCGACCGGATGGCGGAGAAGGGCTGGAACATAAACGACCCGTTGGACAACGCCAGAGCGGGAGTCCGCTATGTCAGCAAGCTTTATGACCTGGCCGAGGGTGATCCGCGGTTAACTGCTGCTGGGTACTACGGGGGAGAAGGGGCAATCCCGAAGGCGAGAGCGGGCCAAGCCGTGTCTGATCCGCGCAACCCGAATGCACCTAACACGTTGCAGTATGCCGATCAGGTTGCGTCCAGGATCCGGGCTGATGAGTCGTGGTGGCAAAATTCGCCGCTTGCGGAACAACCTGGGGAAGCCGTGACGACTCGTGGCCCGGACGGCGTGATGCGTATCGAGATGGGCGGGACCGCTCCGGCTGTTCAAGAACCGGTATCTGATAACTCTCTGGTAGCCCTGGGAGCTGGCCTTGGCTCCGGAGTGGGTCAGGTGGCACTGGGTGCTCAGGAATGGCTTGGGAAGGGTATGCGCGGCCTGGGGATGGAGCAAGCCGGGAATTGGCTTGTCGATGATGCGCAATCCGGGCGCCGAAAGCTTGCCGCTGAGGTTGCCCCCTACAAAGAGGTAAGCCCCTGGGCCGCTGGCGGGGGGGAGCTTGCCGGCAATATTGCGGCTACGCTTCCTGTTGGTGGCGTGCTTGGTCGCGGCGTATCGTCTGTAGCGCCGTATTTAGGCCGTGTTGCCCCCCAGGCTGAGAAACTGGCTAGTGCGTTGCGATCCGGTGGTATGACGCTGGGAGGTATGCCGGCGACTACCGTGGCTGGGCAAGCGGGGAATCTGCTTACTCGCATGGTTGGTGGTGCCGGTACTGGCGCGGCTACTGCGGGTCTTGTCGATCCTGAATCGGTGGGCACAGGCGCTGTTATCGGGGCGGTATTGCCGCCTGCGATGATGGGACTAGGAAAGGCTGCTGGCGCGGCGGGTGCCGCTCTACAACCGTTCTTCTCTGGTGGTCAAAACGCCATCGTTAGGAACACCCTGCGGGAGTTTGCAGATAACCCGGCTGCGGCATCGTCTGCCCTACGCTATTCGACTGAGGTTGTTCCTGGGTCCACTCCCACAACGGCAATGGCGGCAGGAGATGCGGGACTGGCTGCGCTCTCTCGGTCGATGCAAGGTTCCAATCTTGAATATGCTGGGGCTTTGGCCGCAAGGCAAACCGCACAGAACCAAGCGCGCACGGCTGCTCTTGAGGCAGTTGCTGGCAATCCTGGGAAACTGGCGACTGCAAAAGCTGCGCGCGATGCCCTTACCGCTCCGATGCGGGAAAGCGTTCTGGATGCGGCTGGGCAAGTGCCGTCAGCGAATCTACTCAAATCCATTGATCGGCTGATCACCAATCCAAGCAATGCTGGAAAGCTCTCGCAGCAGGCCTTGAACGAATTCAAAGGACGGATTGCACAGTTCACCCAAGAAGGTGCCATCGATGCTCGGGCCTTGTACGCCATCCGCAAGGATATCGGGGATGTTCTGGGCGGCAAGCTACAAGGGGAGGCGGGCAATATCCGTTATGCGTCGTCCCAGCTTATAAAAGTTAGGGAATTGATCGATGACGCCATTGATAAGGCCAGCCGGGCAGTAAAGACACCTGGTACGGAATTGATGCCGTATGGCGCGAATATTGAGCGTGCAGGCATGGCAGCCCCGGCTAGCCAAGGTCCGCGCACTTCCTGGAAGGAGTACCTTAAGACCTACGCCGACGAGAGCATGCCCATCAATCAGATGGAAAAGCTGGATGACGTGTTCAAGAGGATCCAGAACAGTCGGGTAGATGCCCGTGGAAGTTTGGAGTTGTCGGGTGCCAAGCTGAACAACATCCTAAAGAACGAGTCGGAAGAGCTGGCCAAGCTTCTGACGCCAGATCAGATGGCGCTTCTTCGGAACTTGTCGGCGGATTTGAACGCATCTCAGCTAGCTGAATCTGCTGGGCGGATGGTCGGATCTTCGACGTTCCAGAACCTGGCGCAAAACAACCTGATGACTCAGGCCCTAGGGCGGTCTATCGGAGGATCGACCCCGGTTCAGGCTACGCTAGGGCGATTGCTGCAGCTTCCGTATGGGCTGGCGAATCAAGGGATCCAGGAGAAGCTGGCCGAGGCACTCCTTAACCCGCGCCAAGCTGCGGCCCTGCTTGCAGATCCGAAAAACTCAAAGATCGTTGAGGCTCTGCGGCAGTTGTCTGGACCTGCGGCGCGAACTGTGCCGGTTATTTCCGCCCAGTAAAGCCGCGCCAGAAGCAGTAAATGGCGAACGCTACAACAATGGCGACCGCCTTCCAGATTTTGTAGTCGATATAGTCCATAGGCAAAAGTATAGGCCACCCCTAACCCGGGTGGCCTTTTCTATTTAGAGGTGTGTGAATGCCGCGCAACGGAACTGGTGGGTATAACCTGCCGAACAATTCTTGGAACCCCGCGATCAATGGCGCCGCGGCAACTGCTGCTGATTGGCAGTCTCTCATCAACGACGTTGCGACTGCGATCCAGAACTCGGTTTCATCGGATGGGCAGACTCCGATGACGGGAACCCTGAATATGGGCGGGTTCGTGGTAGGCAATTTGGGGGCGCCTTCGGGTGCCGGGCAATCCTTACGCTGGGAGCAGTTGACCAAAGGTGCGGATATTCCATCGGCTGCTGCCCTTCCTGTCCCTGTCGAAGGAAGCGTGTTCTCGGTCACTGGCTCGACCACGATCACGTCCATCCCTGACGTGTACCCGGGGCGGATAGTCTATCTCATCTTCCCGGCTGGGATCACCATTACAAACTCGTCAGGTCTTATTTTGCCTGGTGGCGTGAACGTCGTGACAAAGGCAAACGACGTAATCGCATTTATGAACGAAAGCCCTGGGGTGTGGCGGGCGATTGCCTATCCTGCGCGGCTGGATACAGCGACTGGCGTTATCCCGACTGGCGGCTATAAGAATGCACTAATCAACGGGAACTTTACTATCAACCAGCGCCAGGTAAGCGGCTCGGTTGTATTGGCCGCGGGGGTATACGGCCATGACCGATGGAAAGCCGGAAGTGGTGGATGTACCTACACTTTCTCGACGACCGCTGGGGTAACGACGCTAACTATTTCTGCAGGGACACTGGTCCAAACCATAGAAGGCGCAAACCTAAGAAGCGGCACCTACACCCTGTCATGGGGCGGAACTGCGCAGGGGAGAATAGGCGCTGGCGTTTTCTCAGCATCAGGCGTTACGGGATCGGTGACCGGTGGGGCAAACTTAAACATTGAGTTTGGCACCGGAACTTTGTCCCTAGCGCAGTTTGAGTTTGGATCAAACCCCACATTGTTTGAGTGGCGGCCTCTCGTAGGGGAAAGAGCGTGGTGTGAGTGGTACTACAGAATTTTGGGAACGACCTCATTTAGAGGCGATACGACAGCGGCGGGTCGCCAATTTGGCGGACCCATCCCATTCCCGACAATGCGCGTTGCTCCGTCCGTTGTATTCGGCCCGCTGGCGTTCTCCAACGCGACCAACGCAACGCTTAGTATCGTAAGTGAGAACACGCTCAACGTATTCGCTTCTGCGGTAGCCGCAGGCGGTAGCGTAGTTACCTTCACGTCCATGACCCTCAATTCGGAGTTGTGATATGTACCGGATCATCAGCGATGCCCTCGTCATGCGTAAAGAGGACTGCCTATACATCCCCCGCGATAGTGGCAATCTGGATTACCAAGCCTTCCTTAAGTGGGTAGATGAGGGTGGTGTAGCTGAACTTCCGTCAGAAGCGCCGCCCGCGGTCCCGCAGAGCGTGACCAGGTATCAAGCCAGAGCCGCGCTACTGGAAGCGGGCATTCTGGACGAGGTGGAAGCCTACTTCAGGGAATTGCCGTCCAGCAGCTTGGACAAGCTTGCATGGGACGAGTCCACTACTGTGAACCGCAACAGCGATTCGTTCAAAGGAGCCGCCAGCGCGCTGGGCTTGAACGCCGAGCAGATTGATCGGTTGTTGATCCGGGCAGAGCAATTCACGTAGCGTTGCCACGCCTCATCAACGTCGGCAACGAAGCCAGAAACCGCACTTGATAGGCCGTGAAAATGACATACGTCGGGAAGAGGTATCTGAAGGAAGCGGCTTGGTTGAGTATGAAAAAGCTGGCGAGATAACAGACCGCGAACACGACCAGCATACGGTCATAACGGCTGTATTGGCGCCAGCCGAAGAAAATAGCGATGGCGGACAGGGGGAGCCAGAAAGCCGGAAGGAGGACGTAGCGAAATATCGCGGGAGCTTTGTTCCAAACGACGAGTGCTTTTGCTGCCTGCCCGCCAGGTTCACAGGTTTTCAAGTTGCCGTTTAGGAAGACGGGCGGAGGCTCGCAGCCTACCAGCACTTGCAGGTATCCCCTGCACAGGCCGATCATGCATTCGTAGATCCGAAGCTTGGTTTGCACGTACAGAGCCGGGTTTGTGACGATCAGTTTTAGCCACCGCGCCTTTATCTCGTCAGCGTGTTCCATGATGGTTGCGCCAGAAACGGCGGCGGCTGGGCCCCATAGCAAGGGGTCAATCGTGACGAACGAGTGGTTCTCGACGGCCTTTGCGGTGTCTGCAATGCCGTCTAGGCTAAGTGCCGGATCGAGAGCGAGACCACGTTCTTTGGCTACGCGGAGCGCTCCAACGAGCTCCCAGGCGGGAGCGGCGGCTGAACTGTTAGGACCCTGAAATCCGATGGCGCGGGGCATTAAGACGATGACCGCCAGCGCTCCGAACGATATCGCAATCAACACGCCCTTTAGTACTTTTGTCGGCACGTGAGCCGTGGCCACGTAGAACCACAGGATAGGAGCGAGAACGAGGGAGTTTTGTCTGAACCCGAATAGGACCACGCAGGAGAAAGCGAAGCCAATAATGGGGAGTATTCGGCCCCCTCTTTCCATCGAGTAGAGACAGCCCACTATTGCCAAGATCGCCGCCAGAGTCCAGACGTCTGGGACGATGAAGCTCGCGTATACAAAGACCAGCGGGATTAGGAAAGGTAATGCAATCCACCATGGGCGCGGGCTTGAAGTGAAGTAGACCCAAGCTACGCCGGCAAGAAGCAGATAAGCGACTTGTGCGGCGTGGAAGTATGCCCCAGAGGATTCAGTGGCCGCAAAAGGGACCATGAACCACGTCATCGTGGGAGCTAGCCAATTCCCGAGTGACCAGGGGGCTTCGATTTTGCCGACCAGAGTGTAGGCTGCTGCCCACCGGCTCATGGTGTCCGTCATCGATATGCCTGGGCTGAAGAACAGGAATGATGAGATAAGTACCACTGCGAGCAGTACGCAAGGGCCTAATCTCGAAGGTTGCCTAGCAAGTTCGGTCATCGTTAGTCAACTGGAAGTTGCTCGCGATGATAGCGCATGAATCCCATGCAGATTAACCCCGCTTCGGCGGGTTTTTTTACGTCCAAAGGAACGTGTATGGAAGCAAGCCCCCTTGAAGGACGTGTATCCGCGCTTGAGCGGGAAATGGTCGGTCTCAAAGCGACTATCCGGGCAGCCATCGCCGTGATGATTTTCATGGGTGGTGGGTACTGGTGGTACGCCGGCAAGAGTGACAACAAGCTCGAGCAGGTCGTCATCAGCGTCAACTCGATCCAGACGGACGTACTGCTAATCAAGAAAGACAACGAGCGCAAGGATTGGGAGCGCCGCCTAATCACCCAGATGGTGAAGAAAGGGGGGGCACCCGATGTATCAAAAACTCTCAACGATGAGTAGGTGTGTGCGATGAAGCTCATTCCGCAATGGCGCGACTGGCACCGGTTCTGGTCGGTCCGCCTTCAGATCCTCGGAACCGCGATCTTGGCGCTTGCCATGGAGACTCCCAATGCACTCCTTTCTGTCTGGTCTATGGTCCCTGCTGACCTCCGCGCTGAACTCCCGGAAGGGACAGGGAAGTGGATCGGAATTGCCGTCGTCGCCCTCGGCATCATCGCCCGCCTCGTTCACCAGCCCAAGATCGATAAGCGAAACGGGGCTGACGGTCCTTAAGCACTACGAGGGCTGTGAACTGAAGGCCTACCGGGATTCGGTTGGGGTGCTAACGATTGGGTTTGGCGATACCGAGAATGTCACAGA